CTTCCATTTCTTAAAATTCTCACTAGCAATTCACCTCATGTAACACAAGGTGATTCAAAGTTTATTGAGAATGCAAGACCAGGACAAGTAATTAATACTGTTCTGAATAAACTGTATAACGGTAAAGACGGATTTAAAGTCGTACCGTGTTTTTATAAATTCGAATATGTAGAATGGGCAGACAGAGGTAAAGCTGATTCGCTTGCACCTGTTAATTCTTATCCTGCAGATTCAGACATCATGACTAAAACTAAAAGAGGTGATGATAGAAAAGATAGATTGGACAATGGTAATTACATTGAGCCAACTCATTATCACTATGTTTTAATTGTAGATGAGAATGATCAACCTGCTGAAACAGCGGTCATTGTTATGAAAGCCACTCAAGCAAAGAAATCTAAGAAGTGGAATTCAATGATGTTATCTCAAAGACGAAAAGGCAAGAATGGCTTTTTCCAACCACCAACATGGTCTCAAATCTATACTTTGAAAACTGTGTTAGAAAAGAATAATTTAGGTTCTTGGTACGGTTGGGAAGTAGAACATACTAAAGACATTCCTAATGCAACTTTAATGGAAGGTGCGAAAGCTTTCTATGAAACTTGTTCTAAAGGAATGGCTAAGGTTAGTCTATCTCAAGAGAACGAGAATACTGCGGAGGCTACACCGTTTTAATTATGGAGTCGCTAGATTTTTTTAGCGACCTATTCGGTGGATTAGACTCTGCTTACGGTACCTACGAGCTAAATGGGGCTCGTAGGTCCGATGGTAAAGCTGAAGGAAAGGCATTTACTAAGAAAGGCGCTGTAACAAAAGAATTATTTCTGAAACACCTCAAAGGTGAATTGTCTTTAGGTATTGTACCTATTATGAAAGACAATAACTGTAAGTGGGGATGTATTGATGTAGATAAATATAATTTAGATATTACATCTACAATTAAAAAAATTAGAGATAATAATATTCCTTTATTTCCATACAGATCTAAATCTGGTGGATTACATTTATTCTTACATATTGATGGAGTTATACCTGCATCGGATATGATTTCTAAATTAACAGAGATTGCTGGTGTACTTGGTTTTGGAGATTGTGAAATATTTCCTAAACAAAGAACCATTAATGTAGAATTAGGAACCATTGGTAATTGGTTAAATCTTCCTTATCACAACGCAGAGATGACTATGCGTTACGCAATAAACGACAACGGCCACTCGATACCTATTGATGCATTAGAAGCAGCAGTAAAAAAATATTTAATTAAACCAGAAGATTTTTACAAGATAGAAGCAAAACTAGAACATGAGGATGATGATATGTTTAATGAATATCCTCCATGTGTTCAAGCATTTATGACACAGTCTATGGAAGCAGGAGGTCGTAACGAAGCTTTATTTAACGTAGGTGTCTGTATGATTAAGAAGTTAGGTAAAGATGGTGCATGGGAAAATGATCTTCATGAAGTAAATAAAAATTGGGGAGAGAATGCATTACCTGCAAATGAAATTAAAAATACTATTATTAAATCTTTAAATAAAGAAAAGGAATATAATTACAAATGTAATACACCACCTGCAAAAAGATTTTGTAATCAAGACTTATGTATCAAAAGAAAATTAGGTATTGGTAAAGGTAACTATAGTTTTTCTGTAGATTCATTTCAAAAGATAAATACCAAACCACCTAAATATATTTTAACGATAGATAAAAAACCTGTAAGACTTACAGGACAACAATTGTGTCAGCAACAATTATTAAAAACAGAATTGTTTGATACAGATATTGTTTGGAAAACTATGGAGAAGGAACAATTTCATCTATGGTTAAATTATTTAAAATCAATTCAAACAGATGTAGAAGGATATGACTTTACCGATGATGATAAAGATGAGTTTCAATATTTGTTTAAAAACTTTATTGATGACAATCAAGTTGCAGATCATATTACTCAAACACAAACTGATTATGTCTATGAAGAAAACAATTATTTATTTTTTAGAGCAGAAATATTTAAGAAGTTTTTAAAAAAAGAAGGTCAGAACTTAAAGGCATCTGAAGTTAAAGAGATGTTAATTGATAATGGTGCAGAATATATTCGTAAGCATGGCGATTATACTGCAAGATTATGGAAAATACCTAAACCTAAACTAGAGGATATTAAAGATCGAAATGTTAAATTCGACAAAAAACTCCCATCGTTTGACCCAGATAACCAATAAAACTTTTAAAATATTTGGTCCTCCTGGTACAGGCAAAACGACTAGACTAATTAAAATATTAGAAAAGTGGTTACGACTTGGAGTTAAACCGCACGAAATTGTTTATGTGTCTTTTACTAACAAAGCAATTAACGAAGCGGTATCTAGAGTATTAAAAAAGTTTAAAGATTACAAAGAAGAAGACTTTGATAATTTTAGAACCATACATTCTTTTTGTAAAAAACATTTACGAAGTGCTCAAGTGCTGGATCCTAAAACAGATATGTTAGAGTTTCATACAACGTTTGGAACGGTTAAAGCAGATCTTACTGAAGAAGATATGAATCATAAAGTATTTAATAATTGGTGTTTGAGAGTTTATGATAAATCTAGGAATATGTTAATTCATCCTGATGAAGGATTTAGAAGAGAATCTATGAAGAGAGCTCGATTTAAACAATACAAAGACATTGTAAGAAATTATGAAGCATTTAAAAAAGATCACAGGATAGATTTTACAGATATGGTACAAAAATTTATTAAAGAAGTACCTGTTCAAACTTATAAAGTATTTATTGTAGATGAAGCACAAGATTTAACTCCTCTTCAGTGGCAATTTGTTGCAAAGGTTGCAGACAAAGCTCATAGAATTTATTTAGCAGGAGATGATGATCAAGCGATCTATGAATGGAATGGTGCAGATGTACATACCTTTTTAAACTTTCCAGGTAGAGTGTTTATATTAAAGAAATCATATCGATTAAATAAAGATGTGCATTTATTATCAGAACAGATATTGAAATTAATTCCTATGAGACAGGAAAAAGAGTTTACATCTAACGATGTAGAGGGTCATATTGCCAGGTGGTCAAAGTTTAACGAAGTGCCTTTCGAACAACTATCTGGCAACTGGCTTATTCTAGGTCGGGTTGGAGATTGTGTGAATGAATTAAAAGAAATGGCAAGACAAAAAGGATTATACTTTCAAGATATGAGAGGTAATAAATCTTTTAATATCAATAAATGGAATGCAATTAATTATTGGAGAAAACTAATTGGTGGAGAAACTTTAGTTAGAGAAGAAGTAGGCGTGTTATATGATTTTATACAAGAGATTGGAAGAGGTTGGCGTAAGATTGATTCGAAAAATTGGTCTACTATACATCCTAATGAACCATTAAATTTAGAAAAGCTATATCAATGTGGATTAACCTCAACAGAAAAAGAATGGTGGAAAGTTTTAAATAGAAAATTTACATCTAGAGACTTGGATTATTTTGAAAATGTGTTAAGTAAAGGAATTGAACTTAATGACAAATCCAATATCATTATCGATACGATTCACGCAGTTAAAGGAGGTGAAGCAGATAATGTTCTTATTTATGAAAAAGCTAATTGGCCTTCTAATTTTTCAAATAAAAATGGTGTGGAAAAAATGGCAGAAGCTCGTGTTTGGTATACTGGAGTTACTAGAGCAAAGAAAACACTTCATTTTTTATCTACTAATCATGAGTATTATTTCCCTATTGGCAAAATATTATCTAACTATGTAAGGAGCAAACATGACAACTAAAGAAGATCTTGAACGAGTGTTTCCATCTAACAGACAAGAAGGTGGTGATCATTACAGTAAACACACAATACAGCCCTATACATTTATAACAGAAAACAATCTTTCTTTTTTTCAAGGAAACGTAATTAAATATGTTGTGCGTTACAAAGATAAAAATGGAATAGAAGACCTAAAAAAGATAATTCATTATTGTGAGTTAGAGATAGAGAGGATGAGAAATGCTAAATAAGGAAATTATACCTTTATTTTCACATAATATTTTTAAATATAGAATTGATCCTAAATTATTTAACAAGAAAAAAATTTTAGATACTATTAATTCAAATTATAATAAAAAAAAGTATAGAAACAATTGGGATCACAATCAAGTTTTTCCTAGTAATTTTCATCACAGTAATAAAGATGAAGACAATAAAAATTTTTTAATCCCAGATTATTCTTCACTATTACCTATTTACGAAAATATATTTAAAAACTTATATACTAATTTAAAATTTAAAACGGGTATTAAATTTAATTTTAGTTTTGACATTGT